AACTACTTTACTACCACCATCTATAAGTTCTAAAGAACCTCCAGCTGGTATTGGTGCATCTTTTATCAAATAATAGCTTGTGCTTGAGTTTTTAACAGTAGCATCTACAGTTACTGCTGATGTGCCTTTATTAGCAAATCTCATTCCAATAATTGCATCATCACTATTAGCTGCTGCTCTTATTTCAGTTGCTGATGTTCCGATGCTAGTTTTTAAAACTCTTTCAAAATCTTGAGCCATTTATTTTTCTCCTTGTTGTTAATTAAAGTGCTATTGCCATAGCAACAGCAAAACCAGCACTAGCCGCACTAGAGTTTGCATCTACAAAAGTTACTATTCTTGATAGAGCTGCTTTTCTATTTGTACCACCAGCTCCATCATCTACTACGATTAAATCTGATGTTGTTAAGTCTGCTCCAATATCAGTTGCTCCATCAATATTTAAAGCTGATACTGAAACTTTATTAGCTGTACTGATCGTACCTAATTTTGAGTCTGCAATACTATTGATTGCAAGTGTAATATTTCCACTAGATGTAACTGGTGTGCTGCCTACTGTAAATTCTCCAGCACCACTATCAGCTACTCCAACAGATGTTACTGTTCCTGTGTTACTAGGTGTTACTTGTGTGTAAGTAATTGAAGTTGAGCCAACTGATCCTGTGTTATCAGTAGTACATAAAAATATTTTATTATCGTTTGTAGAACCTTGATTAACTACAACCATTCCACCAGATAGTTCAGCAATACTGTCATGTTCTGGATCTCTTGATGCAGCACCACTTGATACTGCTAAGTATAATCCATTTTCACTAGCTGTACTTTGATCTTTAACTAAAACTCTATCACCAGCAACAAGAGTTATGCCATCTATTGCATCACCAGCTTCTAAACCATTTGATAAATTAACATTTGCAGTTGTTGCACATTCTGCAATTGTTCTAGTTCTAAGTCCAGCAACAGCTTGATCTACATAATTTTTAGTAGCTGCATCTGAACTAGCAGATGGTGATCCAAGTCCTGTAACTGCTCCACCAGATATTGAAACATTGTTTGCAGCTTGTGTAGCAATTGATCCTAGTCCTAAAGAAGTTCTAGCAGTAGCACCAGACTCTGTTACAAAATTTGATCCATCACCAACAATAAAATTACTGTCAGTTGGTGTTAGTCCAGCAACATCAGTTAATTGTGCATCACTAGCTTGTTTAGCATCTAATTGAGTTTGAATTGCAGATGATACTCCATCAAGATAACCAAGTTCAGTTGATGTAACTGCACTAACTTCTACTTTACCTGAACCATTAGATGTTAAGGCTCTTGAAGCTGTTAAATCTTCAGTATCAATAGTAGTTGCTGCACCAGTAATGGTAGCTTGTTTTGAATCTATTTGTGTTTGTACTGCACTTGTAACCCCATCTAAATAACCTAGCTCAGTTGATGTTACATCTGATACTGCTATTTTTTGTGAGCCATTAGATATTACTGCTCTATCAGCAGTTAAACTTTCTGTATCAATAGTAGAAGCTGATCCTGTAATAGTTGCTTGTTTAGCATCTAGTTGTGTTTGGATAGCACTTGATACACCATTTAAATATTGTAATTCTGTATTTGAAATTGTTCCATCTGCCAATTTAGTTGCAGAAATTCCTGTAGGTATAGAGTCATTAGTTTTAGATAATGCTGCAATATAAACATTAGAAATTGTTTCACTAGATAAAGAACCACTATCCCATGTAACATTTACTGTTGTGTTTGTAGAAAATGACGAACTAGCAATTGTTCCATAAATTGTGCCTGGAGTTGCTGCTGTTAATTTAATTCTTCTTCCAGCATGATAAACAGAAGTTACATCTGCACCATTAATTGTAAAAGATGTAGCTGACGCATAAGCAGCAGTAAATGCACCACTACCATCACCATACTCAAACCATTGACTATCATTTGCCCAATCTCTAGTATTCTTCATTAATGCTCTTATTGCATTGTTAAGATTACTAGGAAGCATACCCTCATTAACATCAATAGTATTTAGTGTAGTGTTATTTGCTTGTGTTGTTGAATAATCTTTAATATTTGTTGGCATAATTCTCCTAATTCATAAACCAACTAAAAGCCTTATCGCTTTCAGCATTATTTTTGTTAATTAATGTGTTCACAGCTTCTTCTACTTGTCTTTGAAAAAACTCTTGTGTTTCAATTGAATATCTAATGTTATCTATATCTATTTTATCTGACATTATCTATTTCCGCCTGGACTTGCTATTAAATCAATTCCTTGTGCATTAGTCCAAAGACTCTCTGCTGGAATTTTAACATTAGCTCTAAAGTATCTACCAGATTTTCTTACTGGACTTATGCCAGTTGTATTCATTGTACTTGAAGAAGATGATGTAACTGCATCTGCTAATTTATCTCTAGTTTTAATTACTACATTTGCACTAGCATCTACTAATGGTCTAACACTTGTAATGTTTGCTCTTGCACCTGGAAACAATTCAGTTTCTTTTGTTTCTAATTCAGCTTCTAAAGTTTTTCCAGAAAATATTGCTGCTTTAAAATTTTCATCAACTGCACCTAAATATAAATGTCCTGTTGTCCAAAAAGCTGTGTCTAATGAAATATTAATATCATCTAAGTTCTCAGAAATAATATCCATTAGTTCTACTGTATTTGCTACAACAAATTGTTTAAATATTTGTGAAGCTTTTACATTAGCTATGCTCCATTTTTGTGTAACATAATTATAAATTAATAATCTATCGCATACACCAGTAGTGTTTGGATTTTGTTTACTAGGATATAACCAGATCGCTAAAGTATTAAATGGATCAACAGCAGCAGTAATTCTATCTGTGTAAGCTTTATTTAAATCACCATCAAAAAATCTATTAACTTTTTCGGCTCCAATAGGTAGTATCTGATCTCCATTTATCTGAAAAAATCCATCTGAAGCATAAAAAAATACTTGTCTGTTGTCCTGGCAAACTGTTTGTCCATAAACAGCACCTCTGTTTGGAGATATAACTGAAAATCTAAAAACAACATTTCCACCTACAAAGTCCATTCTAATAATCTGATCTTCTCTAAAAACATAACCAACCTCACCAGAAGTTATAGCCACAACTTGACCTCCTGAGCCTGGCAAATCTTGTGTATCTGATGAGCTAATACCAGCTTCCCAAGTTGCTATGTCGTTAATTCCTGACCAAGCAACTCTGTTTTTTGCATTTACAATATTACCAGTAACCAAAAAATCTCTAACTACACCTGATGTTTTAAAAGTTGGTGGAGTTCCACTTGTTGCAATAGTAGATAAACTGTCAAACACAGTTGAAGTACCCATTAAATAATATTGTGGTACATCAACTCCATTACTTGCAATCACATACTGACCAAATTGTGTAAAAGTAACATAATCTGTATCTGTGCCTGTTAATGGTGTTCCACCATAAAAATTAGTAGTCGTTAATCTTGTAGTGTCAGATGAAACATTAGTTAAATTTTCATTTCCAATAGTTGCCCTAGTAACTGTAACAACTGCATCTGAAACTGTTGCTGTAAAATCAGCATGACCATCAATAGTATTTTTTAAATTTGTTGCAGTTGTATTGTTGTCTGTTTGTACTTGAAACTGGTTAGTAGATGGTGAGCCTGTAGCAGATGTAAATACAATTGTACTGTTATCATTCTTTTTTAAAGTAATAGTTTTTCCAGCACCAATATTTGCATAATCAGAAACTGTAATTGTGCAAGTTGCTTTAGCTGTGGATAGTATAACATTTCTTGCACCTATCTCACTAAAAGTACCACTTGTTAATTTATAAATAGTGTCTTTAGTAGCAACAAAAGTAAATACTGTATTTGTATTATCTCTAAAACTACCAGCACCTTTTGCATTTTGTGTTACATTTGATGTTCCACTATAAGCCACTAAACCTTTTACTGGCTTGTAACTGGACTGGGCATGGTAGACATTAGTCGCCACAGTAGCACCAGGATTTAAATGATCTGGTTGATCTGGAAGCCATTCGCCAAAAGGTAATTGCATAATTTAATAATTTGTTGATTTATAATTATTTGAGAAAGCACCTCTTACAGTATCTTCACCTCTTTGTACTAAAGGTGATCCACTAAATTGATCTTCTCTGTCGTTCAATTCTAATCTTTCCATAGCTGTCGCATACATTTGTTGCCAAGCTGAAACTTGTTGTGGATTAATACCACCTAAAAAGTTTGCTGCATGAAACAAAGATCCATACAAATAAATTGATGGATGACTTGTTAAAATATAATTTGTTGCGTTAGTGCTAGATAAAGTATCGAATGTTTTATAATAATTTATATAGCCAGTATATGAAGCATCTGGTTTTGGAGAAAATCTAAAAGTATCTCCTAATATTGTATAATTTTTTGGCAGACCAGTATTTGATGTGCCTTGTATTTGATCCATTTGTGGTGGAGTCATGTATCTTAATGGACACTTTGTAGATCCACTTAAAATATAAAAATCTCTTACTTGTAAAAATCCTGTTGGTAAAGCTTC